AGGTAACGATTCTATAATAAACTTGTAATTTTGTTTACCTTTTTGTTCAATTGACTCATTAAGATGCGTAGATGAGCTTGTATATGTCTTCCAATTAGATGACGACCGCACATGTTTGCGATTTTTCCTACCTTTTACGATTTTACGTTTTAATTTTGTAAATTGTTTTTTCCCAATATATTCTCTGCCAGTATCAATCTCAATAACTCTGTATATAAATCCAAACCAATCATCAGGGTTAAATTTAAAATTGCATTCCCAATGACCGATATCATCTAACTCATCCATAAAATGTATTTATTATTATGTTGTTGACATACCTGATTAAATGTCGTACACTAGCGCACGTTCAACAACATAAAGAGGATTTAATCATGACTTTCAATTTCAAGCGGCGCGGAAACGTGAGTCGTACATATGAGCTTAAGCTTACTCCTATGGCTAAGAAGCGTCTTTCTTACTTCATTAAGGAAGAACTGACTTATTACAATGCTCTAGTTGAGGGTCTTACTCCTTATCTGCGTAGCTTTCCACAGGAATTTGGAGTGTTTAAAGCTCATGAAAAAAAGGTGTGGACTGTAATTGCTGAACATAGCATTGATCCTCAAGATCTTCTTGCTGGGTTTAGCAATGCAGATCGTGCAAATAAGTTGCCACCTGTAATTCAGGAGCAGCTTAAGGAATTGCGTGGTGTGATGGTGGATGGCAACTCCAAGAGCCGCTTCAGTGAACGTCAGAAGAATATTCTGCGGGTGCTTAGTTCTCCTGCCAAGATTCCGCGTATGACTCGTAATCTCATGGCAAATGAGGTTCTGAAGTACATGCAGAATCAAGCGGTAGTTTTGGAAACCGCCATGAAGACTGATGTCATGAAAAACGCCATTCAACTTCTGCAAGTGCAGAGTCTTGACACCAAGCGACATGTTCAGGTTCCTGCGAAGATTTTGATGGGTGTTACCTATGACCATTCTACAAATCGGTCTTTTGTAAAGACACCGTTTTGTGTTGATGCTTTGGAAATTCCAAATGTCAACCTGAATGAACAAAAGTTTAAGATGCTGGTGATTAAATCACCTCATCGGAATGACGTGCAGGATCGGTGGTCTGTTGAACTAAAAGACTTTGAAACATATGACGTTCTGCTTACAGACTTTGATGTAAAGCGGAAAAAGTAAGAAAAAGGCAGTAGACTATCTACTGCCTTTTTTTATTGACATGATGCATTCATTAACTTAAACTTTTTGAATGAAAAATACAAAAAAAGATATGGTGCAACAAGCACCAATTCAGTCTATTACTGCACCAAATATGCATGCAGGATTCATTTTCAGAGATGAATTTGAAGTTTTAGTAAAAAAATTGTATAAACGGTTAAGCGAAGACAAAAAGAAAAAATTATGGCTATTAACCAGCGAGATAATTCTTAAAAATACACAGGCTGAAATTGATCTTCATGTAAAACTTTATGAATCAATTCAACAAGCCTACGAGAATATGAATAAAAATCGCTAACATTATCCAATAATATTGCTTGATTTTTTAGGATTTTGTGCTTCTCTGTATTCTTCAATCACTTTTACCATAAGTTTTCTTTGTTGAAGGCTCAAGCAGTAAGCGTCGCTAAAATCAACACTTCCGTGCATATAAAATACTAAACTTGCTACATCTTTATGGATTAATTCTCTGTTTTTATCCATTTGATTTCGCATTTCAGTAATCAGGGTTGCATCACCTGACTTGAGCGTTTGCCAAAAAAACTTGTTGGATCAAAGTTAAGCTTTTCATTCCATTGATGCGTACATTTGTGACAGCTTAGATTTATTTGTTTCATAACCCCAATTTCGTTAAGTTTGTTAACAGAATCAATGATAGCCTCGCTTTTGCCACTGTCAATGCTAACAAGCCATTCTGCGATATGCTCTTGGTTACTAACAACTGTATTTGATGATTTCAATACAATTTTTTCAATACTTCTTGCCACTAATCCAAAAGTCATTTGTGCAATTTTTTGAACGCTTTCTGCTAATAAATTTGCTTTTTGTAATTCATCCAACGTTGCATTTTGTTTTTCTAACGCTGAAATAGCTCTTTCTTCTTCAAACTCTTTTCTAATCCAAATCTGCCTCATTTCAAAGTCATATGGCTTGATATATACTAGCAAATCTCCCAAATCTAAAACCGTCATGTCCGCACTAATTGTAGATACAGTATCTAGCAATAAATTAGCATTTAACTCTAACTCATTATCATAACTGCACTTCGGACAACTTTTTTTAAGTTCAATTTTGCCGTTGTGAGACGCAGACTTTATGCCTACCAGGATTGCATCAAAATCGGGTATTAAAAGTCTTTTAACATTTTTTACTTCCGGCACACAATTTTGTATGACTTTTTCTAATGCTTGACCATTCAGCATGGCATCAGGCGTGTTCATCAAAATATCATCAATGGCACCCATGGGATATACTGCGACTTCACCCTCCGCATTCATAGTAACATCTTCTGGTTTATACCATTTTCCTTGGCTAGGTAATTTTACATAAGCCGCTGGTTGTTTGAAGTATTGTTTTAAGGGATTATCAGACATACACAATCTCGCTAAATAGTTAATAATATTTAGTGGCTATAACATAGGTACAATAGAAAAAATAAAACAAAAATGTCTGATGTAAGAATAACAGATATCGACGGCAATGCTAAACAAACGTTACTCAGTGCAGGTTGGGCAACGGAAGCAACGCTGCGTGAAATATTAAACAGGATGGGTCGTGGGGGTGGACTTGGTGGTTCCCCCAGCAGATCAACATCAGCCAACCAAACTCAAAATGAGGCAATAGTACGTAGAAGTACTGCTTCCATGGGACAATTTAATCTACAAATCAGAGATGGATTAGTTCACACTAAGGAATGGAATGATAACATTTTCAAAAGTTCTTCCAAATTAAAAGTATTTGTAGGCGCACTAGGTGACTCAGCCAAGGCTATTGCAAGTAGCCAAACTGCGTCTGCATTAAAAGGTGTCGTCACAGAAAAATCTAAATTTGAAGATATTATATCAGGTCTTGGTGGCGATATAGGTAGTTTTAGTAAAACGTTTGGAGATAAAATTCCGTTCGTTGGAAAACTTCTTGGAGGGTTAGGTAGTGGTTTAGGTCTGTTAACAAAAGGTGTTGGGGCTGCATTTAGTACACTGCGTATGTTTAATGAAATGGAAAATCAATTATATTCTAGTGGAATATATCTTCAAGGGGGTTTTAGAACATTAACAGATGCATCTATTGAGACTGGTGTTAAAATGCAAACTCTGGTGGGAATTTTAACTAAATTTGGTGCAGTTACTGTGACGCTTGGTACTAAACGTCTGACAGAATTGTCAGGACAGTTTGCTAGGGGCAGTAAAATGGGTGCCGAGTATATGATGAATACGGAGCAAACACAAGAAGCGTTTATGGACACGCTGGAAATGCTACGTGCAACTAATGAGTTAACTTCTCTGAACGACGCTGAAATATTACAGAAAGGTCGTAAAACTGTAACTATGTTTAACGAACTTGCCTTAGAGTCAGGCAGAAATCGTGAACAATTACGTCAGAATACTTTGACTATATTAAAGAGCACTGAGTCATTTGCTGCAATGCGCTCCATGGGTAAAGAGGGTTCAGCCGCATTTACGCAAATGACAGCAAATCTACAGGCACAATTTGGAAATGAAGGAGGACAACAATTATCTAGCCTGATAGCAAAATATACTCGTCTTGGAATGGCTGGGTTATCAGAAACAGAACGAGCATTTGTGTCTATGGGTCAATTTGGTCCCCTATTAGATCAAGCACGAAACGATTTGAATAAAGGTAAATTTGATCCAAAAGTTATTGACCAGTTTACAACTATGCTTCATAGCATGCCTCAGGAACAACTAAAAATTATCTCTCTGGCTAAGCCTGAAGTTGCAGACATGATGCTAAAATTCCAACAACATTCACAACAATACGTTGATTCAAAAACTGCATTAGCTAACATGACTGAGGCACAACGAAAGGATTTTGAGGCTGATCAAGAAAGCAAAAAAGCCGCTATAGCAGCACAAAATGCGGCAGATGCAGCAGCAAACGCTGCCGCAGTATCATTTCAAAGATTAGTCAGAGAATCTTTAGAGCCAATAATTCCAAAAATACCAGCTATGGCAGAAGGATTTGAAACTTTAATTAGAGATCTTAACAAAAACCTTATGCCACATATGATGAATTTAGGTAAATGGATAGACGACAACATATTAAAAATGCTTGATGAGAAAACTAAAGAAGCAATAAAATCATTAAGAGAGGCATTTACTAACATAAATTGGAAAGAGTTAGGCGAAAATATTCAGTGGTTTAGTACGAAATTTACGGAATGGAAAAAATGGATTGAAGACAACCCTTGGGCGGCTGTGTTGGCTGGCCTAGGTGTTGCCGTAGCAGGCGTTGCGGCTGCATTGGGGGCTATAGCTTTACCTGCAAAATTGGCAGCTAGTGCACTGTCTAATATTGGTGGAGGAGGCGGCGCTGGTGGTGGAGGTGCCGGTGGTGGTCCAAAACCTGGGGCTGGAGGGGGTGCTGGTGGTGCTGGTGGCGCTGGTGGAAGTGGTACTCCAAAACCAGGGGGCGCACCAAGTGTTGGTGCCAATTCTCTTGCAAGCGCAGTCAAAAATGCAGCAAAATTTATAGGAAAAGGTCTTTTTGCAGCAATTGCTATAGAAGCAACTGACACAATTGCAACTAAACTTGGAGTTGGTACGGAAGATGTTGATGAAGAACAAGATAAAAAAAATTGGGAAGCTATGTCTGCATGGCAAAAGCTTCAAAGTGGTATAGCACGAGGTATTGAAACTGCAGGTGGATATGTGATTCCATCGTTCGCAAATCAGGCAAGGTCTGACCGTGTTAAAGCAGAAACCGCGTACTTGGGTACTAAAATTGAACCTGCTGCAGACCCAGCACTAGCAGGAATGACACCCTATTATGGAGAAGCAGGTGGACAAAATCCTGCATTAACGTCACTTGCTGATGTCGCTAAGATGGCAGAAGAGCAACGCAAGACAAACGAACTTTTAAGACAAAAAATAGAAGCCGATGCAGCCAGAGAAAAAGCAGCAGAAGACAGACATCGTCAAATAAAAAATTATAACGAAACTTTCCACTTCCCAATGTGACGCTAAATATTAAACAACATAGTTTTAATAGGAAAAATCATGCCGTCCTGGAAAAAGTATTTCTCAGCAACACCTAATTACAATAAATCTATAGCTAAACCGGCTGCTACATCAAATGCTCATGCCAGCAACGCAAAGTATAGTAGCTATTTGCCTGAAGTTTATAGCGGTGCACCAAATCGTGTTGAAAGGTACATTCAATATGAGCAGATGGATCTAGATAGTGAAATAAGCAAAGGGTTAGATATTATTGCTGACTATAGCACTCAAAATTATGAGTCTAAACAGGAGCCGTTTGACATTATCTACAAAGATAACATGACAGAAACTGAAATTAAAATATTAAAAAATATGTTGTCACAATGGTGTAGTCTTAACAAGTGGCAACAGCGGTTGTGGAGAGCATTCAGAAATACAATTAAGTATGGTGATCAAATTTATATCAGGGATCCAGAAACATTTAAGTTAATATGGGTTGATCCTACAAAAGTTGAAAAAATCATTGTAAATGAAGCCAAAGGTAAAGAAGTTGAACAATATGTAATCAAAGATATTGATATAAATTTAACAACACTTGTAGGAACAAACATGTTGATTCACGATCAATATAGTTTTCCAGGGGGATATCCACGCAGCAGTAATCCAGCGGCAGGAGCAGGAACTATTAATTATGGCACTCCTAGCACACCTGGGTCACGTACAAGTCGATTTGACAACATGCCAAATCAGACTGCAATAAATGCAGCACACGTCATGCATTTAAGCCTGAGTGAAGGCATGGATAGTCAGTGGCCTTTTGGTACTAGTCTGCTTGAAAGTATATACAAGGTGTACAAACAAAAGGATCTACTTGAAGATTGTATCCTGATTTATCGTATTGTTAGGGCACCAGAGCGCAGAGTTTTCTATATTGACACAGGTAGTTTGAGTGGCCCCAGGGCACAAGCAGTTGTTGAACGTATGAAGAATGAAATCTATCAACGACGCATACCAAGCAGAACAGGTGGCGGTGCTAGTATATTGGATGCTGCATACTCTCCCCTTGCCATTAATGAAGATTACTTTTTGGCACAGAATAGTGAAGGGAAAGGCACCAAGATTGAAACACTTGGCGGAGGCGAAAACCTTGGACAAATTGACGACTTGAAATACTTTAATAATAAGCTTATCAGAGGTCTTGGAATTCCAAGCAGTTACCTTCCTACAGGACCTGATGACGGCACAACTGCTTTCACAGATGGGAAAGTTGGTACAGCATATGTTCAAGAGTTTCGATTTAGCAAATATTGCCAACGTCTTCAAAATAATCTAGCCCCAACACTTGATCGTGAGTTCAAATTATATTTGAAAAATCGCGGAATAGAAATTGATAGTGGGTCTTTTGAATTGCAGTTTCATCCTCCACAAAGCTTTGCTCAATATAGACAGATGGCACTGGACACAGAACAAATTGGTGTATTTTCAAGCTTGATACAGACTGAAGCTGCAAAATATATAAGTAAGCGTTTTGCATTAATGAGATATCTCAACTGGTCTGAAGAAGATGTCCTTAAAAATGAAGAAATGTGGAAACAGGAAAATGCTAAAAAGGTCAAAGATAAAATTGGAATTATTGATCCTGATGAAGATCAGAAGCCTGGGTTAAGAAGTGTTGGGGTCGGTCCAAATGCACCAGAAAGTCCTGAAGTGGCATTAGATACAGGTGAAGCAGGTGGGTCTGCACCCACCGCTGAATTAGGTGGTGAAGCACCAGCATTAGGAGAACCTGGGGCTGAACCTACCAGCCCAGCTGGACTACCGGCTTGACGTTTTAGCGGTTAAAAGATAAATAATTTTTCCAGAGAAAGAACTATTATGCGTGCTGATGAATTAAAACCGGAATATAAAGACCTTGCCAACGATAAATTAATGCAACGACAAATTTTTAATAGTAGAAAGCCAAAAGTCACTCTTGCCGCATTAAATAAACTAAAGAAAATGCGCGCCGCCAAAGATCTTCAAAACCTTATGAGAAACGACTTTTTACAAATCATGTATGGTCCCCAAGAAGAAGGTGGTGGTGGTGGTGCCGGTGGTGGAGGAATGGGTTTATAATGTATAATATTACAAAATATGACGGCGATCCGCTTGCAACGGTTCAAGATGGTACTCTTAATACATCAAGTAGTAGCATTACCTTAATTGGAAAAAACGCAGTAAATTATGGGTTGGCATTAAATGAAAATTTTGTTGCTTTGCTGCAAAATTTTGCTAATAGTAGTCCTCCTCCTATGCCACAACAAGGACAAATCTGGTTTGACACAGTAAGTAGTGCAATAAAAATTTTCAATGGAATATCGTGGATTGTTGTAAGCCCGCCTTTTGATGGAAATGCCGGTATTGCTCAAGTGTCCATCAATCCCACATTAGAAGTAATGGTTATGCTAAGTGGTGCACAAATTGTTGGTGCAGTCAGTCATGTCAGTCTTGATCCAAGTCAACTAGCAAATGATGTCAGCATAGCTGATTTTAGTTATGCATTTAAATCTAGATTCCCAACTGGACTAGCCGCTGGCATTACTTTAGCCACTGATTCTAACAATTATACCTTTTCTGGTGTGGCAACTAAAGCAAATGTTTTGACAACTTCAAGAACTATCACATTATCGGGTTCAATGAGTGGTAATGTAGCGTTTGACGGTAGCAGTAATGTTACACTACAATCAAATCTAATAAATGTTCTGAACAGTAATTTAAACACAAGCAGTTTTTGGAGTAAAGTTCAGGTAAGTAGTAATGGACTTGTAACTGATGCAAATGTAATCGTACAAAATGATGTTCTGCTTGCTCTGGGATATGTTCCACCAAGTGATATAATAATACAGGGTGATGCAACTGGAAATGCCGTTGCTAATAACACGGTTTTTACAGTAAATGTTTCACTTGGAAATACCACCGTGACTCCTGGTTCCTATAACAATGTCACAGTGGGGGCTGATGGTCGAGTTATATCCGGTACAAATGACCAACCTGTTCCAATTAAAAGTATTGTTTTATGGGAAGATATTTTAATTCCCAACAATTGGGCATTATGTGACGGACAGGTAATTACAACACCAAGTGGGGTTATCAATACTCCAAATTTAATACCATATCAGATCGGAAATACACAATTTATTATGCGTGTAACCTAATTTTTCTCAAAAAATAGCCTTTTTTCAGGT